CGCACCATCGTTTAGGCCTAGTGCAAACTTTGATGCTGTGTTTCGAATGAGTTTGGGTATTGTGCTAGGTTCTGAAATCGCCACACTAATCAGCCAGTGGGTCAATACTTATGTTTATCAGAAACTTTGGGATCGTGACTATGGCAGTTGGGCACGCACCTTTTGGTCAAATATAATCAGCCTACCAGTTGATGCTGTATTATTTGTCTTACTAGCATTTGTTGCTTTCCCAATGGTACTTGGTGGAAACGTAATGGAACTTGATAAAGCAATTGCAAGAATTGTATCCGGCAGCACATTACTTAAATTAGCAGTAATTCTGGCATTAACACCATTGGTCAGTTTGGCACCTACACGTGAAGAAGCACGTGAATTGAAATAATTCATTGATGCTTTGATAAAAACGCAGACTAGTTCTGCGTTTTTTTATGATCAATCGTTAAATATTACTATGGAACAACTTACAATAATCGCAGCTCTTAGCTGGGTTTGGGTCGCTACCTTCACGATACTGGGATCTCGCCCCGAACATGGTACATTTGGACAATTCGAGACGCGGCAAGAATGCTTTCGAGCACTTGAACAAAGACGATTAGAATTTCGGCAACGTAATAAAGAACTAGTAGGAACTTGCTACTACACTCAAAAGAAAAGTTAGGATTATGCTTAGAAAAATTTTGATATCGCTGGATGAAGCCAAGAGAATAGGAAATTAAAATGAAGCATCTCCGGGAAGTGCGTATGAACTATTTTGAACATTTGCGATTTGCCTGGGGTATAGCATTTGCCAGTTTTGTACATGGTATCTTGCCTTTTTTGTTTTCGGACTATGTCACACGTAAAATTACAGGATCTCCACCCAGATATAGAGTTGACAACTATCAGAAATAAATATATACTGTAGTATATGGTTGTATGAAGGAAGTTGAAAGACGAGCAAGACAGGGGTTCGATTCCCCTCATCTCCAAATCTGGGGGGATGACATGGTATCGATTGGCGTGTAATAGACGACTGGACAACACGATAGGCGTTCTCCGTAAGAGAAGCAAAAAAGTAAATGCAAATGATGAGCATTTCGAGGTTCGTTTAGCCGCTTGAGGTTAAATTAAGACTCAGAGACGGTCCCAACCTGCTCGGTAACAGAAGTGGTTGGATATTCCCAAGTCCAAGATCCGTCGTCTAAATACTTTCTTTTTCTTCCTTTAACAGTTGATGATTGTTTTGCAGCACCTTTTCTGCCGTTTTCAGCGGCAGTATGATTAGACAATCCCTTATTCCAAGCAGATTTTCCTTTTAATTTTAAATTAGGTTTTCCTTTGGCCTTTTTTCCATTATTAATTGCACTACATGTTCGACTACAAACAAATTCTTCTTTTCTTGGCTTAGACGAATTCTCTAATTTTAATTTTATTGAATTGCAAATTACACAGGTATAATTGCGTTCTTCTTTGATACTCTTTGATACTCCGTTTCGTTTACTTAAATTTCGAATAGCATTACATTTATGCCCACAGACAAAGGATTCTTTAACTGGATAATGACAAAATTCAATTCGAATAAATTCGGATTGACAAACAACACAAGTATAAGTTCTTTTTTCTTTTGGCTTAGATTTAGTCTTTTTGTTATACTCCGTTAGGTCTGGTCTTTTGCTTCCGGTCATAGAAAATTTTGACATCGATTTTTGGTAATGTTTATTTAATAACAACGGGTCGCCCCAGTATTTCTCTATCAAGGTGTTTTCGAATTCAAAGGCAGAAATTTGATCAACAAAGTGTGCTAAAATTAAAATGTCAAATTCCGCAAAATTGTTTTTTACATATTTAGATGAGGTAAAATAATAAATTCCTAAATCTTCTTCTGCTTTGACTTTGTTAGCAGATCGCATTCCTATATAAAATTTTCCGGTATTTCGGTTTGTAACTTTATACACATATGGCAAAAACATATTAATTTCCTTTATTGGTATTTATGAATTAGGACGCATTTTTTTGGAGATCTCAGGCTAGCCGCTTAAACTCCACGGGGTAGGAAAGACCTTGTAACCCAACTACCAATAAGCCCCCAGGGGCTTATTTTTTTGGCTTCAGTTCATCATAGATTTGAACAATACGCAATTGTTCAGGCTTAGATTTGCGATCGTAAGGTACCGGCAAAGATTGCCATTCTTCTTCACTGACATCGCAGGCAATGAACAGTTCGTATTCGTGACCATCACTAGTATAAAATGTTACAGTCTCCATACCAACTATACCACGCGATGCTGCTTCAGCTGCTCTTGCAAGATCTCTTAGTGCCTGAGGTTCGCCAACAATATATGCTCTTGTCTTTGGGCCTGAATTGGTATGGAGATGTAATCTTGTTTTCATTCTAGGTGTTTAATGTCGTCTAACTTTAACTTCTTGTGTTTATATAGTGTAACATACTCTGTGTTATTTTTGTAGCCTAATTTGCCCATTCCCCACAGAATAGGATGTTCATGAAAGCTAGTAGCATGACGTAGTACTACATCTAAGTAACGTCCATTGCCCGTACCAAGTGTGGCAAAAGTAATATAGTCCTTAGGTCCAGCTTTAAACACACGGTAATTAGCAACTAACCCCATTAATTCAACTTCCCCAGGTCGACGTATTTCTCTGCACCCTGGCATAAATCTATTACTGGACCAACGCCCTAAAGTTTTTAATTCATAGACTTCGTTGCCCTCTATTAGACTACTGGGTACCGCATCTGCAAGTTTAGCTTCCTGCCAATAGACCCACCGTGCATAACTGCCTTGACAATGTTTAAGTGCTGCTTCCCAAAACTTTTTAGGATTGTGTACCTTTTGGTAGGCCAGAGCCCAAATCAATCTTCCTAAATTAGTAGCATGTGCACGACAAAGACCGAAATGACTTAGCTCTTTCAATGCAGCAAATACATCGTCACGCCTTGGATGATTGCCCACTAATTGCATAAACTCAAACATTTTTTCTTCGTTCTTTTTTGCAAATGCACGACGCCACATGTCGGCTTCATAATGATCGCACCCTAAAATTTCTGATATAAGTTCTATCGCATCATCTTCAAACACTATGGTATTTTCAAATCCATCCTTTGACCAGTCTTGAAAGAAACTGGCCTTTCTGCGACCCTGTGTGGCCACAGGTCTAATTAGGGCTGTGGCCAACACACAGTCATTGCGACTTTTAGGCTGTATAGCTCTAAACAGTCTACGCATTGCGGGGCTTTCTGCTTGTGTTACTCCCAATACATCCCCGTGTGATAGTAACTCTGCGGTAGCATCATCAAACTCTGGATAGTCTAACAAGTCGCGTTCTTCAATTTCCCATAACTGACTGAGTCCACGATTGGCCAATATATCTATTTTAAAGTGTTCAAGATCTTCTATTTCATACTTGTCCAACAGTATTTGATTTTCGGCATTGATCAAACTTTTAGGTACTGCGCGGTCGAATATCAGTATGCCACCACAATGTTTGGATATACAACGTTTTTTACCCAGTAACTTGTTAGCCAACCTTTTGGCATCATCTACATATTCGGGTACTACATCTTCTAATTTAAAATTACGTTTTAGTTTACCTTTAGCACCATAACGTTTAGCTGCTTCTCTCAGTGCTGACTTTTCCTTATAGGTCACGTAGTTAGATACTCTGGCACTCTGGCCAGGCCAACGACGGAAGATACGATTCATTACCGTCTCTTGTTGCCAATGCGGAAAGTCTAAGTCAATATCAGGTAGATCATCACGTTTGGGGTTCATGAAACGTGAAAGTGGTATACGTTCTGCTACAGGATCTACACTAGAAATACCCATGAGCCAACATATTAAACTTGATCCTGCTGACCCACGGGTAATGTGAGGTATATCTTTGGTAAGATCTAGTATTTCACGAACACGTAAAAAGTGTTTTGCAAAACCTAGTTGGACGATTAATTCTAATTCTTCTTCTAGTCTTTTATTATATTCTTCTGTATCTGGTATTGTTCTGGTAAATTTTTTAATTAATTTTTCTATATCACTGTATCTGTCCATAAGTAACCTTGCCTTGAGTAAGAATATTTATAAATTTGAAATTTGACATAGACATTTATATTGTTTATAATTACATATAATTAAAGGATGTAACCGAATTATGATTCTGCATCATACATTTAAAGATCAACTCAATTTACCTGATTATATTATTTCAGAAATAGAATTTTATAAAAATAATTCGTTTCAAGATAAAAATGAAGAATTATATAAAAAATTTAATTTTATTGGATATAAAGATAGAATCTTGAAAAAAAACGGTCAAGAATATCCATCAACAAAATCTGACAGAACCCCTTTAAATGGTCAAAGCCAAGCATGGGTTAAAGCAAATATTTGCAAAGAGTTTTCAGAGTGTAGCTATAGTTCTACATTTCCTACTAGTCAATCGCACGGTCCTCACACTGATATAACTAGACTATGGCTGCTAATGTATATTGTTGATGCTGGTGGTGAACAAGTTGAAAATTGTTTTTGGCGGCAAAAAGGCTACGATTTTTTAAGACTTGAAAACAAACCCGTTGTAGTTTGTGATTATTCAGAATTAGAATTAGTAGAGTCCGTGCAGTTTCCTGTTCGAACATGGGTACTATTCAACACCAAAGTTTTACACAGTGTAGAAAATATTAATCGAGCTCGAATTAGTATACAAATTGGAGTGAATGATTTAAATCATTTACATCAATCTTTTTTAGATAAGATTGAAAAAATTAAAAAATTGTAGTAGACAAACGTTTTACGAATCTGTATAATTACTTTTTTACAAGGAAAATAATATATGAAAACCGTTGGTGATCGCCTCGAACCTTTTGTTGTTACCGGTGTCCGACCTGGACAGCCCGAAGATGCATTTTTTGATATTACCGAAGAAAGTTTTAAAGGTAAATGGAAAGTAATTGTTTACTATCCAAAAGATTTTACCTTTGTTTGCCCCACAGAAATTGTGGCCTACGATAAACTGTTCCAAGACTTTGAAGACCGTGATGCAGTTCTGCTAACCGGCAGTACTGATAACGAATTCTGCAAAGTGGCCTGGCAAAAAGCCCATCCAGATCTACAGAAGATCCGTCATATCCAATTTGCCGATACTCAGCGTCGTGGCGAAATTTGGAACGAAGAAGATGGTTATAAGAATCTAAGTCTTGTTGAACAACTTGGTGTATTCTTTAGCCCAGCAGGTGCTGCGCTTCGTGCTACCTTTATTGTAGATCCAGACAACGTTATTCAACATGTCACTGTTAATAATCTTAATGTAGGTCGTAGCCCCGAAGAAACTTTGCGTGTTCTTGACAGTCTGCAGACTGGCGAACTCTGTGCTTGCAATCGTGCAGTAGGCGGCGATACGCTTAAAGTGTAAGGATTGATATGTTAGAAACCATTGGGGAAATTTTTCGAGAAGGTTATCGTCGTGGGTGGGTAACCACTCGTGATGGCAATGCCAGTGTTCGATATCGGGCAGTAGATCATTTTCATATCACTCCCCGGGGTGTAAGAAAACAAAATCTACAGCCTGAAATGTTTAAGAAAATACAGTTGCAAACCACTACCAGTGCAGCACCACCGTTCATGGTAGACTCTTGGACTGTAGCTCCTTATACTGATATCAGTGCCAACCTTCAACCCAGTGGTGAAATTCCTATGCATTGGGGAGTGCAACGTAGAATCAACACTGAAGTTCGTGTGGTTTTACATATGCATCCCACATACATTAATGCTGCCATGTACAAAGGAATCAATCTTCAAAAACTAGCAGATGAATTTCCTGAGCTAAGTAGATACACCACAGTGGGCCCAACCGTGCCAATGATTCCGCCTATTACTCAAGAACTGGCAGATGCTTGTATTGAAAGTTTGGGAGTAGGGCAAGACGGTAGTGTTAAGTATAACATTATTGGAATGGATCGACATGGTGCAATTGCTGTAGATACAAGTCCATGGCGTGCATTTGAGCATATGGAACGACTGGAACACATTTGTAAAATCGTGCTTGCAGCAAAATAAAAAAGGAAAAATATGAACTGGGTTGATCAATTAAAAGAAGGACTGCCAGATTATGCTAAAGATACCAGACTTAATCTGGACGCAGTTATTAAACGTAGCACATTAGATCCCGAGGAAGCACAATGTGTGGCATTGGCCGCATCCTTTGCTACGGGTAACAGTAAATTATGGACATGGATCAGTGGTCAAATAGCTGGTTCGAGCCAGGCAGAAGTTAATGCTGCTATTACCGCAGCATCACTTATGGCCATGAACAATGTCTGGTACCCTTATGTTGAAATGGCTGCGGACGAACAATTATCAGGTTTGCCCGCTCAACTACGTATGAATGCTATTGCCACACATGGCGGAACTACTAAGGCAAGATTTGAAGCATATAGTCTTGCTGCTAGTATTGTGGGCAAGTGCCATTTTTGCGTTCGAGCCCACTATGATACCTTGAAGAAAGAAGGTTATAGTGTGGAGCAACTAAGAGACATTGGCCGTATCGCTGCTGTAATGACTGCAGTTAGTCGTGTTATGAGTAATTAACATTATTAATCCCTATTATGTTAATATAAAAATAAATATTACTAACGTTTAGAGGATCACAACATGACTGTTACTACACAGGTGGTTTGGGCATACGGTACTCCAACCTTAGAAGGTAAAAGATTTTTACACCAACAAATAGACATTTTAAAAAATCAAGGTGCAACAGATGGAAATTTTACACAATCATCTGCCACGGAAGGATTAGTGATTCATAGAGAGTGGACTACTATTAATGATGCTAATAATTGGATCAATTTCGTGTCTGATTACAATCCGGTAAGTGCAGAAATTGTGTCTGAGTAAAATTAATAGGCTGCTTGCAGCCTATTAATTTAATAGAACATTAAGCTTAGATTTTTTATCAGTAGGTGGTTGAAAAAAATTCGATATTCCGCCTAAACCTATAATACAAGCAATTTCTTTTCCAGCTTCA